TTGACCCAGCGGGTGACAATCCAGCCTTTTAGGCCGTTGAGGGAGGCTTTTTGGAATGTGTATGTGATCATGGTGTGCTTTCGTTGAAGGGGCCTCCGGCCCCTGGGTGTTAGGGTTAGGCTGGGCATCCAGCCATCCACCAGCGGGCTACGGTGATGGCGTTGGCTCGGTCGTCGGTGCTGTGAACTCTTGCACCGTCGATGGTGACTTCGTAATCAGACCATGCGTTTGAGTAGCCATCGAACCAATGTTCGGTGATAACTACCTTGTACCCTCCTTCACTGGTCATGCGTCCAATGACGCGTGAGCCTTGATGCTCCTGAAAATCAGCATCTCCACGGTCAAACCCGTCCCAGCGGGTTTCGTCTGGTTGGCTGGCGATGTGTTCATCGTATTGGCTGAACATTTTTTGATCTCCTGTTTGGTTGCTGCGCCGTCTGTCAGTCATGTCGCGCAGTGATTGAACTATAGCGTAGGTCTAGCGTCATTGTCAACACATTTTGTACTAGTGGAAACACTAGGATGTTGACCTGTTGACATCCGACAGCATTTCATTCACAATTCATTCATCGCATCAACAAGCAACCGCTGACCGATGCAACAACGAGGAAATGAAATGTTCAGGATCGCAGCAGATGAAGACGGGTACGCGGTGTACGCCTTCTCCACCCTAGTGGAAAGATTCACCAGCCTGGAAAGCGCCCAGGCATGTGTTGAGGAGCTGGCACGCGAGCTAGCCATGTGATCCAGAGGGGTTGCCCACCCCTTTGCCCACCCCCCCCCTGCCTATGCTGCGACGATCCGCGTCGCGGGCAGAACCAGCCCTGCTCGCGAAATCGAGGGGGGGGGGTAGGGCCCTACCGGACCGGCCAAAGTGGAGGCTACCCCCACGAAAAATTTTATTTTTAATTTTCAGTTAACATCACTCTCATAACACCAGAGAGTTAACTATGCAAACACAAAAGTATTCTGTTCAAGAGGAAACTGAGTTAATGGCGCAGATTTGGAGTCCTCAGATCCGAGACAACCCGTTAGCGTTTGTGATGTATGCGTTTCCGTGGGGTGAGGCGGGTACGCCGCTGGAGCGGTTTAGGGGTCCGCGGAAGTGGCAGAGGGAGGTGTTAAGTGACATGGCGGAGCACATTAGGGTGAACCGGGAGTTGGGTGAGGGGAAAAAGCCTGGGCAGAGTGAGGACGATATTGGGTACAAGATTTTGAGGATGGCGGTGAGTTCGGGGCGGGGGATTGGGAAGTCGGCGTTGGTGTCGTGGGTGGTGTTGTGGATGTTGAGTACGAGGATTGGGAGCACGACGATTATTTCGGCGAACAGTGAGCCGCAGTTGAGGTCGGTGACGTGGGCGGAAATTACGAAGTGGTTATCGATGTCGTTGAACAGTCATTGGTTTGAGGTGAGTGCGACGAGGTTGATGCCGGCGAAGTGGTTGGGGGATTTGGTGGAGAGGGATTTGAAGAAGGGGGTGAGGTATTGGGGTGTGGAGGGTAGGTTGTGGACGAAAGAGAACCCGGATGCGTATGCTGGGGTGCACAACCATGATGGGGTGATGGTGGTATTTGATGAGGCGTCGGGGATTGATGATGGGATTTGGTCGGTTGCGGCGGGTTTTTTCACGGAGGTGACGCCGAATCGGTTTTGGTTGGCGTTTAGCAATCCGCGGCGGAACAGTGGGTATTTTTATGAGTGTTTTGAGGGTGGGAAGAGGGATTTTTGGCGGACTCGGGTGGTGGATGCGAGGACGGTGGAGGGGACGGACCGGGCGGTGTATGAGCAGATTATTGAGGAGTATGGGGCGGATTCGTTGGAGGCTCGGGTTGAGGTGTATGGTGAGTTTCCGAGTGCTGGGGAGGATCAGTTTATTTCGCCGGTGTGGGTAGATGAGGCGATGGGGCGGGTGGCGTATGGGGACATGGATTTGCCGGTGGTGGTGGGGGTGGATCCGGCGCGAGGTGGGATGGATTCGACGGTGATAGTGGTGAGGAGGGGGAGGGATGTTATTGATGTGAGGAGGTATAAGGGGGATGACACGATGGTGACGGTGGGGCATGTGATTGAGGTGATTGAGGAGTATTCGCCGGCGTTGGTGGTGATAGATGAGGGTGGATTGGGGTATGGGGTATTAGATCGGTTGAGTGAGCAGAGGTATAAGGTGAGGGGGGTGAATTTTGGTTGGAAGTCTAAGAATCCGGTGATGTGGGGGAACAAGAGGGCGGAGATGTGGGGGGCGATGAGGGATTGGTTGAAAAGGGGGGCGCATTTACCGAGGGATCGTGCGATGAGGTCGGATTTAATTGGGCCGATGAAGAAGCCGGATTCGTCTGGGACGATCTTTTTGGAGGGGAAGAAGGAGATGAAGGCTCGGGGGTTGGCGAGTCCTGATGCGGCGGATGCGTTGGCGGTGACGTTTGCTTATCCGGTGGCGAGTCGGGAATACAATGGTGGGAAGGCAGTCAAGAAGGGTGGTATGGGTTTGGGTGGTGGGGTAACTTCTTGGATGGGGGCGTGATGGCTACGAAAAAGGGTGTTTCTTTGAGTGTGGGGCGTGGTGAGAAGTTACCTGTATCGCGCGGGGCTGGATTGACTGAGAAGGGGCGGGAGAAGTACAACCGGGAGACGGGTTCGAATTTGAAGCCGCCTGCGCCTAATCCGAAGACTGAGGCGGATAAGGGCAGGAAGAAATCATTTTGCTCACGCATGGGCGCAGTGGCAGCGAACGCCAAAGACGGCGAACGCGCCAAGGCTTCACTTAAAAGGTGGAAGTGTTGACATGGCGACAAAACCTGGGTTATATGCGAACATTCATGCCAAGCGTGAGAGAATTCAGGCTGGTTCGGGTGAGAAGATGAGAAAGCCTGGGGCGGCTGGTGCGCCGACGGAGAAGGCTTTTAGGGAATCGGCCAAGACGGCCAACAAACCTAGCAAGGGGGGGTGTAAGAAATGCCGCTCGTGAAATCTACGTCGAAAGAGGCGTTCCGAAAGAATGTGAAGGCTGAGGTGAATGCGGGCAAGCCTGTGAAGCAGGCGGTTGCGATTGCGTATTCGGTCAAGCGTGAAGTGGCTGCCAAGAAGGGCAAGAAATGAGATCAGACAAGCGGGAGGATAAGATTCTCTCGACGGCTCGTTCGCGGTTGCAGATGGCTATTTCTGCGTACTCGGAGAGTCGTGAGGATGAGATTGATGACCTGAAGTTCTATGCTGGTTCGCCTGACAATCACTGGCAGTGGCCTGCTGATGTGTTGGCCACTCGTGGGGCGGTGCAGGGTCAGACGATCAATGCTCGGCCGTGTTTGACGATGAACAAGTTGCCGCAGCATGTGAGGCAGGTGACGAATGACCAGAGGCAGAATCGTCCGGCGGGGAAGGTCATTCCGGTGGATGATTTGGCGGACCCTGAGGTTGCTGAGATTTTTGACGGGCTAGTGCGTCACATTGAGTACATTTCGGACGCGGATGTTGCTTACGATACGGCTTGCGAGAATCAGGTGACGTATGGTGAGGGGTACATTCGTTTGCTGACGGAGTACTGTGACGAAAACTCATTTGACCAAGACATCAAGATTGGTCGGGTAAGGAATTCGTTCTCGGTGTACATGGATCCGACGATTCAGGATCCTTGCGGTTCGGATGCTCAATGGTGTTTTATCACTGAAGATGTTCTGAAAGAGGATTACGAGCGCATGTTCCCGGATGCGCAGCCGATCTCTACTTTGCAGAGCTTAGGTGTTGGGGATCAATCGTTGTCGCAGTGGATCAACGAGGACACGGTTCGGATTGCTGAGTATTTTTACATTGAGCATGAGGCGAAGACGCTGAACTTGTACCCTGGAAATGTGTCGGTGTTTGAGGGTGATCCTCAGGACAAGCAGATGAAGGCGATGGGCATGAAGCCTGTTCGCACTCGTCGGGTGGATGTGCAGCGGGTCAAGTGGTGCAAGATCAATGGATATGAGATTCTTGAGGAGCGTGACTGGGCGGGTAAGTACATCCCGGTGGTTCGGGTGGTTGGTAACGAGTTTGAGGTGGATGGTCGGTTGTATTTGTCTGGGCTGGTTCGCAATGCGAAGGATGCTCAGCGGATGTACAACTACTGGGTCAGTCAAGAGGCTGAGATGTTGGCCCTTGCGCCCAAAGCGCCGTTCATTGGTTATGCGGGGCAGTTTGAGGGCTTTGAGACTCAATGGAAGACGGCAAACACTCAGAATTGGCCGTACTTGGAAGTCAACCCGGATGCGACAGATGGACAGGGCGCGGTTTTACCACTTCCGCAACGTGCCTTGCCTCCAATGGCCCAGACAGGGCTTATTCAAGCCAAGATGGGCGCTTCGGAGGATATCAAGTCCACAACTGGGCAATATGATGCCAGTTTGGGAGCGACCAGCAATGAGCGGTCAGGTAAAGCCATTCTTGCCAGAGAGCGGCAAGGTGACACGGGGACATTCCACTTCGTTGACAATCTTGCCCGTGCTGTGCGTTACGTGACGCGTCAGATTGTGGACTTGGCTCCCAAGATTTACGACACTCAGCGGATTGCTCGGATTATTGGGATTGATGGCGAGACCAAGATGGTCAAGATTGATCCGACGCAACAGGAGCCTGTGCGTAAGATTGTGGATCAGGCTGGGGTGGTGATCGAGAAGATTTACAACCCGAGCGTTGGCAAATACGATGTGTGCGTGACGACTGGCCCGAGCTACATGACCAAGCGCCAAGAGGCTTTGGATGCTATGTCTCAGTTGTTGCAAGGCAACCCTCAATTGTGGGCTGTGGCGGGTGATTTGTTCGTCAAGAACATGGACTGGCCTGGGGCTCAAGAGATGGCCAAGCGATTTGCCAAAACGATTGATCCGAAGATCATGAACGATCAGGACAAATCGCCTGAGTTGCAAGCTGCGGAACAACAAATGCAGGCCATGGGGCAGGAGATGGAGCAGATGCATCAGATGCTTCAGAACGTTCAAAGGTCTATGGAGGCGCGAGAGCTGGAGATCAAGCAATTTGAGTCTCAGATTAGGGCGTATGATGCGGAAACGAAGCGGATTAGTGCTATGCAGGCTGGAATGAGCCCTGAACAAATTCAGGATATTGTGATGGGCACGATTGCAGCGGCGGTGGATACGGGTGACTTGATTACTGGAACCCCTCAATTTCGCGGAGAAGCGCCGGAAATGATGGAAGAAATGCCACAACAAGGGATTGAACAATGAAAGCAGCCGATTTTGTCGGAATGTTGTTCCTCGGGCGGGATGTCGCTCACTCGGTTCACCTGAACACTCGCAGTTTTGCCAAGCACATGGCCTTGCAGGGCTTTTATGAGGGCATTGTGGATTTGGCTGACAAGTTTGCCGAGGCTTACCAGGGCAAACATGGTCTGATCGGCCCTGTTTCATTGATGTCTGCTAAAAAAACGTCCAATATTATTGAGTTTTTGCAGGATCAGATGGACGAAATTGAGGCGGGGCGGTATAAGGTGGTCGATAAGGACTGCACCGCTTTGCAAAACATCATTGATGAGATTGTTGGGCTGTATCTTTCAACCCTTTACAAATTGAGGTTCCTGGCATGATTAAGGACGTAACAACCTGCATGGGGTATCAGCAGATCAACGGTGCTGCTGCTGCAACTGCTCTAACTGTTCCATCTGTTGATCCTGTAACTGGGCTTTCGGCAATGCCAACCCATGCCGTTATTACAACGGAAGCACAGATTGTCAGATGGCGCGATGACGGCACTAACCCAACGGCTTCGATTGGGATGCCTTTGAACCCTGGTTCAATATTTATTTACGATGGCGATTTGAGAAGGATTCGTTTTATTCAAGTTGCTGCCACCGCTGTCATTAACGTTACGTACTACAAATGAACATCATTCCCATTCCATCATCTGTAAACGTTAGCATTTTGAGCGGCGGCACTGCTGCTGAAGATGCGGCCACAACCTCAAACCCAATTGTTGTTGGCGGTGTTGTCCGAACGGCAACCTCTCCCACCACGCTGATTGCTGGTGATGCGGCTCGGGCAACGATGACCTCCAGCGCGGCGGCTGTCGTTTATCCATATGCGGTGCCTGAAATTAGCTGGTCTTATGCGGCTGCGGCTAACGGCATTCTGAATACGACCACAGCCGTGACGATCAAGGCGGCGGCTGCTGCTGGCATTCGTAACTACATTACAAACATTCAAGTTTTTTCTGAGGCATTGACGACGGCCACTGAATTGGCCATTCGTGACGGTGCGGCTGGTACGGTTTTGTGGCGTATCAAGATTCCAACTGGTGGGCTGCCAACATCACAATTTGATTTTGCTGTTCCTTTGCGCGGCACTGCTGCGACCCTGTTGGAAGTGGTTACTTTGACCGCTTCTGGCACAGGTGCTGTATATTTCAATGCGCAAGGCTTCACAGCGGCCTGATATTATTTGTAAACGTACTGGCCCGCATGACCAGGGATTCTAAGGAATCAAGACCATGACAGAAGAAGTACAAGTTCAAGCGGAAGTGCCCGCGCCGGAACAGGTTGAGACGGCCTCGCCTGCACCCGAAGTTTTATCGCCGGAAGAAAAGCCAGCGGAACAGTCCAAAACCTTTACACAAGAGGAATTGGATGCTGCCATTGGCAAGCGGCTTGCAAGAGAGCAGCGCAAATGGGAAAGAGAACAGGCACAACGATTGGCTCAGGCGCAAGCCCAAGCTCAACCGATGCGCCCCGGTGTTGCACCAGCGGCAGATCAGTTTGAATCTGTCGAGGCCTATGCGGAAGCTTTGGCGGCTCACAAGGCCGAGGAACTTCTCAGAAGTCGGGAGCAGCAACGGCAACAACAAGAAATGCTCAGTGCTTATCATGACCGTGAGGAAGATGCACGCGGCAAGTATGATGACTTTGAACAAGTTGCATACAATCCGCAGTTGCCTGTTACCTCGGTTATGGCGGAGACGATTCAAGCCTCCGATGTTGGGCCTGACATTGCTTATTTCTTGGGTTCAAATCCCAAGGAAGCTGAACGAATTTCTCGTTTGTCTCCGTTTCTGCAAGCTAAAGAAATTGGAAAGATTGAGGCGAAACTCGCTGAAAATCCTCCTGCTGTCAAAAAAACTTCAAGCGCCCCACAACCTATTTCGCCCGTTACTGCTAGAACCACTGGCGGCCCTGCTTATGAGACGACCGATCCTCGGTCTATCAAGACTATGAGCACAAGCCAATGGATCGAAGCGGAACGCCAAAGGCAAATTAGGAAAATGGAAGCACAACGTAACCGTTAAGGAACCAACATGGCAAATAGTCTGTTAACAATTGACATGATCACCCGGAAGGCTCTCGAGATCCTCGAGAACAACTTGGTGCTCACCCGTAACGTCAACCGTCAGTATGACGATTCTTTCGCCGTTGAAGGCGCAAAGATCGGCTCCACCCTGCGTATTCGCCTGCCTGATCGTGCTTTGGTCACTGATGGCGCAGCTCTGCAAGTGCAGGACGACAACGAGCAGTTCACCACCCTGTCTGTTGCATCCCAAAAGCATATCGGCGTGAACTTCACGACCGCCGAACTGACCATGCAATTGGATGACTTCGCAGAGCGTGTTCTGAAGCCTCGCGTAAGCCAACTGGCAGCCTCTATTGACGCTGACGTGGCCAATGCTTTCCGTAGCATCGGCAACAGCGTTGGTACCCCTGGCACCACTCCTGCGACCTCGCTCGTTCTTCTGCAAGCTCAACAAAAGCTGAATGAAAACGCTGCCGGCATGTCTCCCCGTTATGCCACCGTGAACCCTGCCGCAAATGCTGCTCTGGTTGACGGCATGAAGGGTTTGTTTAACCCCACCGACAGCATCTCCAAGCAGTTTAAGAGCGGCATGATGGGAATGGGCGTTCTTGGCCTGGATGAGATTAACATGTCTCAATCCATCAAGACCTTGACCACCGGCACCCGTACCAACGGTACCGTGACTTCTACGGTCACTACCCAAGGCGCTAACACGATTTCTCTGTCTGGCTTGGGTGCTAACGCGACCATTGCAGCCGGTGAAGTGTTCACCATCAACAACGTGTTTGCGGTCAACCCTCAAACCCGCGAATCTACCGGTTCGCTGCAACAGTTCGTTGTGACTTCTGCTGCAACGGCATCGGCTGGCGGTGTTGCTACGGTTAACATCTTCCCCGCAATCTACACGGCCTCTAATGCTCTGGCTTCTGTGGATAACTTCCCGCAAGCCGCTGCTGCCGTGACTTGGCTTGGGGCTGCCTCTACTCAGTACCCTCAAAACTTGCTCTATCACAAAGACGCCATCACGTTTGCCACGGCTGACTTGCTGTTGCCCCAAGGTGTTGACATGGCTTCCCGCCAAGTTCACAACGGCATTTCGATGCGTATTGTTCGCCAGTACGACATCAACAATGACCGTATGCCTTGCCGTATTGACGTTTTGTACGGTTACAGCGTCATCCGTCCTCAAATGGCTTGCCGTATCTGGGGTTAATCTTAGTTCTTACCGGGAGCAGGTCTCCCGGTCCTTAATTGAAAGGGTTTCATCATGGCTTTTCCTGTTGCAGGTGGCGGCTATCAAGTTGGCGATGGTAATGAGTCTGGCGTTCTGTTTTATGTCCAGCCCGCTCCCGTTGCGTTTACGACTGATCCCGCTGCGACCCCAGCCCAATTGGCTGGTATTGCTCTGTTTGTCGGCACTCCTGCCGCGCCAATCAACTTCACCCTCCCGACCGTTGCGGCTCTGGAATCTGCTTATCAAGCAATGGGTGAAAAAGTGAACACGGCTTTTGAGTTCGGCATCATCAACACGACTGCCAACGCGATCACCGTTGTCACCAATACCGGTTGGACGGTTACGGGCGGCGGCTCTGTTGCTGTGACCAGCGCGAGCGCAAAGTTCCTGGCCCGTAAAACCGGCGCTGGTACTTGGCAGCTTTATCGTCTGTCTTAAACCCTTATGCCCTGGGCCATAGGCCTAGGGCGACTTACTGAAAGGGATATTTATGGCTAACTCAAAAGCAATTGGCGTTGCGTTTGAGGATCAGAACATTCGTGGCGCAGATGTGGTCTACGTTGATTCTGAACTCGGATACACCGCAACGGCTCAAGGCACTGTTACTCAGTTGACCGATAAGACCACCGCAGTGACTCTCAACAAGCCTGCCGGTCGTATCACGATGAATAACGCGGCCTTGGCAGCAACCACCAGCGTTAGTTTTCAGCTAAACAATTCTTATATCTCTCCCAACGATACTTTGATTGTTACGCTGTCTGGCGGTATCGCAACCCCGGCAACTTATAACTGCTGGGTCAATTCGCTGGGTACTGGCTCTGCCAACATCACTTTGCGAAATGTTAGTGCTGGCTCATTGTCCGAAGCGGTTGTAATCAACTTCGCACTTATCCATTGCGCCTAACCCTCAGGGGCTTCGGCCCCTGTTTTTATATGCCTCAGATTTACCTATCTCACCCCAAACACGGCATCAAGATTGCAAGCCTTGAGGCAGAAGCCGAACATGATGAACAACATGGGTGGGTGCGTTATACTGAGCCCACGCCTTCATTGCCAAGCGAGGCGGCTCCTGTGAACGTGCTGGAGATCAAGCGTCGGGGCAGGCCCCCAAAGATCACTAGGGATAACGACGAATGGCAACGACCGCAGGCGACCTCATCAATTCCTCCCTCCGACTCATCGGAGTAATTGCAGAAGGCGAGACGCCTTCTGCCGAGACCTCAAACGACGCCCTGATTGCCATGAATCAAATGATTGATTCGTGGAACACAGAGCGTTTGATGATCTACAACACCCAGGATCAGGTCTTTACTTGGCCATCCAACACCATTGATCGCACCCTAGGACCATCGGGTGACTTCATTGGCAATCGTCCTATTGCGTTGGATGATTCAACCTACTTCAGAGATCCTCTGACGAACGTTTCCTACGGAATCAAGTTCATCAATCAACAGCAGTACGACGGGATTGCTGTCAAAACGGTGACCTCCACTTATCCACAGGTCATGTGGATCAACATGGAGTTTCCCAACATACATATGACGGTTTATCCAAAGCCGATTCGTGACTTGGAATGGCACTTTATCTCTGTTGATGAGATTACGCAACCGGCCAATCTTGCGACCAATCTCTACATTCCCCCAGGTTATCTGAGAGCGTTCAGATACAACTTGGCGGTGGAATTTGCTCCAGAATTTGGCGTTGAAGCTTCGCCATCTGTTCAACGGATTGCAATGGTAGCCAAACGCAACCTTAAGAGATTGAACAACGGCAATGACTTGATGAGTATGCCTTACTCTCTCGTTGCAACACGTCAGCGGTTCAACGTCTTTGCAGGCAACTACTGATGAAAACGCCAATCCTCGGCCAAGCCTACGTTGCTCGATCCTTGAACGAGGCGGCAAATCGCCTCGTAAACATGTTCCCCGAGATCGTTCCAGATGGAGGGAAAGAGGCTGCGTTTTTGATGCGTGCGCCTGGATTGCGTAGGCTTGCTACGATTGGTTCTGGCCCTGTCCGTGGTATGTGGACGTTTGGCGGCTATTTGTTTGTTGTCAGTGGTTCCGAACTGTACAAGGTGACAACGGCTTATGGTTCAACATTGCTTGGAACCATTGTCGGTTCTGGCCCAGTTAGCATGTCAGACAATGGCATTCAACTGTTTGTGGCCACTAGTGGCGGAACCTCTTACATCTACAACAATTCAACAAACGTTTTTACGCAAATCACCGACGGAGACTTTCCAGGTGCAAAGGTTGTCGGGTACCTAGATGGTTACTTTGTTTTCATTGAGCCCAATTCACAAAAGGTTTGGGTAACAAGTCTGCTTGACGGGACCTCTGTTGATGCATTGGACTTTGCCAGTGCAGAAGGATCTCCAGACAATCTAGTGTCAATGATTATTGACCACCGAGAAGTTTGGCTGTTTGGAACAAATTCAGTTGAGGTTTGGTATGACGCTGGCCTAAGCGACTTTCCATTGCAACGTGTTCAAGGCGCATTTAATGAGATCGGTTGCTTAGCAACTTACTCAGTTGCAAAACTGGACAATGGCATTTTTTGGCTTGGATCTGATGCGCGTGGCAATGGCATTGTGTATCGAGCCAACGGTTACACTGGTCAACGAATCTCAACTCATGCAATTGAGTACGCCATTCAAAACTATGGTGATATTTCAGATGCCATTGCTTACACGTATCAGCAAGAAGGCCACTCGTTTTACGTTCTGACGTTTCCAACGGCAAATAAAACTTGGGTTTATGACGTGTCCACTCAGGCATGGCATGAACGAGCAAGCTGGCTGAATGATGGCTTCATCCGGCATCGTAGCAATTGCCAAGTCAACTTTAACAATAAAATCATTGTTGGCGACTATCAGGATGGCAGGATCTACGCTTTTGATCTTGACGTTTACAGCGATGACGGAGCAATTCAAAAGTGGCTTCGCTCATGGAGAGCTTTGCCAACTGGGCAAAATAATCTGAAGCGCACATCCCACCATTCTTTACAACTTGATTGTGAATCTGGCGTTGGTTTGAATGGAAACGTACAGGGCACTGACCCACAAGTAAACCTAAGATGGTCTGACGACGGCGGCCACACTTGGGGCAACTATCACACTCGATCAATGGGCGGGATCGGTGAGTACGGAACCCGCGTGTTCTGGCTAAGGCTCGGCATGACTCAAAAGCTTCGTGACCGAGTTTATGAAGTTTCTGGTACAGATCCAGTCAAGATTGCCATCATGGGGGCTGAGTTAGGGGTAAAACCGACAAATGCTTAACACCACCAATATCACCCCACCACGAGTTGACTTTATTGACCCAAGAACTGGGCTCATCTCGCGTGAGTGGTATAGGTTCTTTTTGAACCTGTTTAGACTGACTGGAAGCGGAGCAACAGACATAAGTTTGTTGGATCTTCAAAAATCACCATCAATGGCTGAAACGGCTGAGCTTCAAAAACAAGACATCTCCGTTTTACTGGCTCAGTACGACAGTGCGGCAAGTTTGATTGAAGGCTTATATCTTCAGCCCCCCACTATTCCTCAGCTAGTTCAAGATGAACTAACGCCTCGTGCTGAGTTGGGAACAATTGCTTCCCAAAACCGTGAAAATGTGTCCATCACAGGCGGCAGCATTACGGCAGCATTGACGGACAACACAACGTCATTAATTGCATCAAGCTCAACATTGGCTAATGGTGCTGGAGCATTGGCTGGAACGCTTAACAATTCTCCCGCGGCTGGAAACCCAACAAAATGGGTTAGCATCAACGACAACGGAACGACCCGGTATATACCGGCTTGGTAACACAAAGGATCATATAAATGGCAATGCTGACCCCTAGCCCAAAGATGCAATTTTTTGATGCTAACGGCAATCCGTTGGTCGGTGGGAAGCTGTATACATATGCCGCCGGCACCAATACGCCATTAGCCACTTACACAGACGCCGGCGGAGCAACTCCGAACGCTAACCCTGTAATCCTTGATTCGCGTGGAGAAGCTAACGTCTGGCTTGGTGTAACTCAATACAAGTTCACATTAAAAGACAGCCTTGACAATCTGATTTGGACAGTTGACAACCTGAATCAGGCTGATGCCGTAACTTTGGCAAGATTTGCCCAGTCCGACGGATCTTCTCTGATTGGATTTTTGCAAAGTGGCACCGGTGCAGTTGCAACCACCGTTCAAGCAAAGCTCCGTGAGACGGTGAGCGTTAAAGACTTTGGGGCTGTTGGTAATGGAGTAGCAGATGACACGGTAGCGATTCAAGCCGCAATCAACGCAGTAAACGCGGCTGGTGGTGGAACTGTTCTTTTTCCTGAGCCATCTGTTTCTTATCGCACTACAGCACCAATTACTTTATATAACTTTGTTTCATTGAAAGGCCAAAGCAAAGATACAAAAATTTTTCGAGATTTTGTAAACGGCTTTGCCTTCGTTGGGACTAATCAAAGTTATATTTCAATTGAAAATTTTTGGATTTACAGCACAACTCCATCAGTAGTGTCTCCAAGTGGAGCAATTGGAATACAGAGTGGGGCATATTGCAGGATAAATGATGTAACTGTTGTTGGGATGAGGCAATACGGTGTATGGCTTTATGATTCAAGTTATAGCACTGTTGAGAATTGCGGATTTTCTGGTTGGATTGGATCCTACGCGCAAGACTCCTGCGACATTGCTGTTTTGAATAACGCAAACTGGAACACTATCCGTAACAATAAGTGTTTTGGTGGCGGAGATCATGGAATTTTAGTTCAGGATACATACGCCGGCGCGCAACCGACTGGCAATAAGGTAATAGGAAACACGGTCGGAGAGCACACAGCATATGGAATCGCGGTTTATGTGACAAATAATTACAACACCAAGACGCAGATCATCAATAATGAGGTACGAGACATTATAGGGTCATCTCTTGGAGGGACTTCTGGCGCTGGAATTTACATTCAATCAGCAGGAGGAACCATTTGCTCTGGAAATACTGTATCTAATTGCTGCAGAAGCACTAGCAACTTTTTTACCCTGGCTCCAGGGGCCATTGGGGTCACATCCCAAGCAGGAACACCAGTATATCCAATCATCGTAAGCAATAATTCATTGGAATCTGTTAGGGGTCCTTGCGTTGCAGCAGTGACAAACGGCGGACCTGTAAATATTGTGAACAATGTATGCACGCTTAATTGTGCAGTTGCGGCATCCAATCCAAGATCCATTTATGTGTCAAATTCCATAAGATGCACTATTAGCAATAATGTGATTAATCATGTAAGCCCTACTGCGGCAATAGACATTATTGCAAGATCGGCAACTTTAGTGAATGATACAGCAATTATTAATAATACAATAAAAGCATCAGAGCTAGGAATAAATGTAGATCGAATTGACACATCATCATTCGAAAGTTTGCGGATGATTGGTAATTATATAGAGGGCCCGACCGTCCAAAGCGTAAAAGTTTCCAGAGTTTCTGGATCTTCAATTATTGGAAATATTGTTTATGGTAACTCAATTATTTTTGAATTAAATAATTCAATAAGGTCTCGCATTGAAGGAAACTCTTTTATTTCTGCAAATCTTGCAACACCTGTAATTTTCTTTGTTGGTTCCAATACAGGTTCAATTTTTTCAGAGACTAATAATATAGTTGGTAGAGTTAGCAACGATCCTGCAAGCGGCGTGATTGTCTCTCAATATGGAAACACTGCACCTATCGGCGGCAATAACTGGAATGCTGGTGATCGTGTAATTCAATCTGTGCCTGTAGTCGGACAGCCAAAGGCATGGAGATGCACTGTTGCTGGAAATCCAGGAACTTGGGTATCTGAAGGTAACCTATAGCAGATAGGGTGCATGAAATTGAACAATCAAATGATCTTAAATAACAATGTTATTTTTATGTTCTTTTTCATAAAAATTAAGTAGCTAATAATATTGACGACGTTTTTTAAAACAAAGTCCGTAACTTTATCAGGCTCTCAAGTCAAAAAACCTACTGAGGCACAATCATGACCGTCACCGTAAAAGTTCTGATTCCGGCCAAGACTGCCGAGAACGTCCAAACAACTCAGTACACCGCAACCAATGTCACGACCATCATTGACAAGTTCACTGCAACGAACTACAGCGGCACAGCGGCCACAATTTCTGTAAACTTGGTCACAAGTGCAGACACGGCGGGCAATCAAAACTTGATCACCAAGACCAAGACCTTGCAGGCTTCTGAGGTGTACACCTTCCCCGAGCTGGTCGGTCAAGTGTTGGTAGCAGGTGGGTTCATCTCAACCCTGGCTGGCACTGCATCAGCCATCAACATTCGGGCAAGTGGGCGGGAGATCACATGATCGAGCATTTTTTCAGCTCTGGGGTGTACGCCAAACAAACCAAAATGCCAGCAGGTGTTTGGCTGGTTCAGCACACTCATCACTTTGACCATCTTTCGATCTTGGCATCAGGATCGGTCAAGCTTATGGTGGATGACAAAGAATCAACCATTCACGCTCCGGCCTGCATCACAATTGAAGCTGGCAAGCATCATGGAGTTCTGGCATTGACCGATTGCGTTTGGTACTGCATTCACGCTACCGATTGCACTGATGCTGACAAAGTGGATGATGTTCTAACCGCCCCTTCAAACCTGGATCAGGTGGCACAATTGGCGCAAGCCTTGGGAGATTAATATGCCTTGGATTGGTGGAGCAATTGCCGGAGGAGCTTCTCTCCTTGGCGGATTAATGGGATCAAGCGCATCCAAAAAAGCTGCAGAGTCGCAATTACAAGCTTCAAGAGAAGCGGCTCAAGCACAAAAAGAGATGTTTGAGAAGCAAATCGCGCTTCAAGAACCTTTCCGGCAAGCTGGGCTCACGGCTCAACAACGGTACATGAATATTTTGGGGCTGGCTCAAGCTCCAACGGCAAGAACTGAGGCAGAAATTAGAAATGCCTTGGCTGCTCAATATCAGATGCCTTCGCCTGGAGCCGGTCAATTTAAGCTTCAATATGTTGATGACAGCGGAATCCCTAGAGGAGTTGAATGGGTTCCCGCAGAGGGCGCCGGGGCAGAACAAGAAGCCAGATTAAATGCAGCAATTCAAGCTGAAATGGCAAAAGATGCCAAAGCAGCTCAAGAATATGAAGCCTTAAAAGCTTCACCGGAGTTCGGCAAGTACACGCGCGACTTTGGAATGCAAGACTTTCAGCAAGATCCAGGCTATGCCTTCCGAATGAGCGAAGGTTTAAAGGCGCTGGATCGTCAGGCGGCTGCTCGTGGTGGCTTGATCTCTGGAGGTGCTTTGAAAGCTGCTCAACGGTATGGACAAGAGGCGGCGAGTCAAGAGTACACCAACGCATTCAACCGTTATCAAGTCAACCGGGCCAATCAGCTTCAGCCTTTGCAATCCCTTATGGGAACCGGACAAACTGCAGCTAATACGCTCACAGGCGCAGCAGGGCAGTATGGGCAAGGAGCTGCGGAACAATACATTGGGGCGGGCAATGCTCGTGCATCTGGTTACATGGGGCAAGCTAATGCGCTTCGTGGGGCATTGGGACAAGGCGTAAATTTTTACCAGAATCAACAGTATTTGAATAGGTTGCAGGGTGCTCCAAGCGGAGGGGGAAATCCATTTGGCGGGTTCTTTAGCAGTGGGGCTGGTTCAATGGGCTTTGGTGGCGGTTCTGTACAAGGCAACCCTGATTACATTTCGGATCTTTGAACATGGCAACAATCAATCCAAGTATCGCTATGTCGTTGCAGCCAATGGAGATTGAGTCTCCATTGAACACCTATGCAAAGTTTGCTCAGATTCAGCAAGCGCAGCAGGCTAATGAGTTAGCAAAGATGCAAGCTCAGGAGTACAGGCGCGGACTTCAAGAGCAGGAACAGGTTAGAAATTACCTGTCTGGTGGCGCAGACTTGACCGCTCCAGAAACTCTAAAAGGCTTGTATGGCTTTGGCAAAACTGGCGCTGAAATGGCTCAAAAAGTCATGGCTGCAAGAAAAGAGGAGCGGGAAGCGGCCAAGTCTCAAGAGGACCTAACATCCAAGATTCAATCAAGATATTTGAATGGAATTGGGTCGGCTCAATCTTTCAAAGAATTGGCTGACGTGCATCAAGCAATGTTTAATGATCCAGTGCTTGGCCAAGCACTTAAACAATCTGGAAGAAATGTTGATGTTGGATTGAAAGCTATTCAAGAAGCTCAAAACTCATCAGATCCAACAACCGCATTTAGAGATTTGCAGCTCCGAATGGCCGGCGGCGTTCAAAAATATCTTGAAATGAGTAAGCCAACGGTCATGCAACAAGGAAATAGACTTGTTTCAGTTGAACCAATTTCCGGGCGTGTTAGCGTTGTTCCTGGAAGTGAATACCAGCAACCTATTACTCGATATCAACAGGCTCAAATGGATTTGCAAAGAGAGCTTGCAGGTCAAGGCGTCTCATATCAAACAGATGCCCAAGGAAACATTATTGCTTTGCCAACAAAAGTAACCACTGGAATCGCTCCCGTGGCAAAACCTGTAACTGGAGAAGGTGGCGTTCCTGTCAAAGCAAAGCCAACCGCATTTGCCGAGAAGGCAGAAGCTCAAAGAAAACAGATGGCTAGAGATATTACTTTGGCTGTAACAGAAATTGAAGATGCTATTAAGCCAGGCGGTCTCCTTGATAAATCAACATCTAGCGGATTAGGCAAGATGTTAGACACTGGAGCGGCTTTCTTTGGAAAGTCTACAGAAGGTGCGCAAGCGGCTGCTGCATTAAAACCAATTGCTGATCTAGGTTTGAAGATGGTCCCAAGATTTGAAGGGCCACAGTCCGACAAAGACACTCAATCTTATAAAGAAGCCGCTGGGCAACTTTCCAATGAAGCTTTGCCCATTGAGACAAGAAGAAGTGCTGCAAAAGTTCTTGTAAAGTTAATGAAAGCCAGACAAGGACAATTTGTCAATCAAGCAATGGCTAATGAGGGAATTGCTCCGTCTGGTGAAGTTTCCGCGCCCGCAGCTCCAACAAAACGTCCATCTCTAAACGATATTTTCGGGGGCAAATAATGGCCACGTCAATTCAAGAAAAGATCACTAAAGCAAGAGACGCCGGTTACAACGATGACGAGATTGTTAAGTTTCTTGGAGATACCCCTGACTTTGGTCCAAAGTTAAAAACTGCTATTGATGCAGGCTACAAGCCTGATGAGATTTTAGGTTACCTTTCTCAGCCTTCAAAAGAAGCAAAGCAACCAAGCCAATCAATGCTTCAAGCAGCACAGAGAGAATCTCAGGCTGGACTTGGTGAAGGCATCCCAACTCAGCGTCGAGTTGACTTTGCTTCAATGACCCCGGAAGAACGGAAGCAAGCAAAATTTGCTACTGTGCAAGCAACTAACCCATTGATTGAAGTTGCAGCGGGCGGTGTTCGTGGTGCTGGATCTATTGGCGCAACAATTCTTAGGCCATTTGAGACGGCGGAAGAAAATGTACAGCGCCGTCAAGCAATGGATGAAGCACTGCAACAGTTGACAGGGGCTAGGCCTGAGTCTTTTGGGTATCAAACTGGAAAAATTGGCGCTGAAATTGCTGGAACCGCTGGGCTTGGTGGTCTTTCTGCCAATGCTTTGCGGATGATTCCAGGAGCTTCAGCAGCAGTTCCTAACTTTCTAAATGCACTTAAAACAGGCGGATTTGGAGCAGGAAAAATTGCTCCTTCCGTTGCTGCTGGTGCAACTGTGGGCGGCGCTACAAGTGGTCTTATCAATCCTGAAGATGCTGGGACAGGTTCATTGATTGGAGGCGGACTTCCGTTGGTTGGTAAAGGTGTTCCCGCTGTTGTTGGAGCCGTTACGCCAAATGTTGTAAAAGAAGCGTTTGCGGCGGGTAAGCAAAACGCAACTGCTTTTATTGACAACTTAAGAAAAAATGTGCCTGTTGATGACGTTCTTGATGTACTAAAAAACGGCATCTCTCAGATGCGAAATGACGCATCATCAGCTTACACAACGGCAAAAACTGGATGGGCAGCAAACACAAAACCACTAGATTATTCCAAGGTTGATGCCGCGATCAATAAAATTGACCAATCAATTACTCATGCTGGCAAATCAATTATTGGAGCAGATGAGCAAAAAATCATTTCTGAAGCAAAAGATGCTATTGCGCAATGGAAGGCAGATCACCCGACGCCTACAGCCGTTGATTTAGACGCTTTAAAACGTAGATTGGATGCAATCTACCCAGAAAGCGGAAAACAGACGCAAGCAAAAAGAGCTTTGTCTGAATTCGAATCGTCTGTAAAACAAACGATTGTTGATGCTGTTCCAGAGTACAAAGATGCAATGAAAGCCTACGAAACTCAGACTAGGCTTATAAGAGAAATCAGCGACGCTTTGGGCGGAAGCGATAAGATTAAAAAAGAGACTGCACTGAATAAGATCATGCAGGCTCTTAAACAGACGCCCTCCGGAGAGTACAAGCAAGCATTGATTGGGCAACTTGAATCTCAAACAGGGCAACAACTTAGGCCTGCAATTGCAGGTCAATTGATGTCTGATGTCGTCCCTCAGTCCTTGACAGGCAGAGGTGCGTTGGGGCTTGGCGGGGTTGCATCAATTATGAACCCTTCTTTATTGCCTGCTCTAGCTTTGACTTCTCCTAGACTTGTTGGCGAAACTGCTTATGGTGCTGGAAGATTTGCTGGAGCACTTCCAAAAATTACACAGCAATTTCCAGTTGTGCAAAATGCTCTTGCTTCATTAACAAGAACGTCAACGCCAACACAACAATTGATTGTGAATGCATTAAGTCAAAATCAGTAAACGGAGAAAGCAATTGGACAATCAGATGATTTTCAACGCCGCCGTAAGCCTTGCTGGATTCCTTGGGGGCTGGGTTCTGAACAACATTTACAAGGCCATTGAGCGGCTGGAGGAGGAGGCAAGAACCTCTCCAGCAAAATACGTCAGGCGGGACGACTATCGGGAAGACATGACAGAAGTAAAAACACTGTTGTCCAAAATCAGCGATAAGTTGGACAAGAAAGAGGATAAAAAATAATGCTTACCCTACTCAGCACAATCGTCTCGTTTCTGGCTGGTGGATTGCCACGGTTCTTGGAGTTCATGAAGGATCGCAGCGACAAACGACAAGAGATTGAGCTGTTGGGTATGCAGATCCAGAGGGAGTTGGAACTTCGAAAGCTTGGCTTTGATGCTGAAGCCAAGTTAGAGGAGATCCGCTCCGCTCAGTTGGAAATGGATATTGCAAGCCGCGAAATCCAGGCAAGAATCGGCGCACAAAGCGACGAAATGAAGGCCATTTATCACCATGACGCAGCTATCGGAGAAGGCGCAAGTAGGTGGGTAATTGACCTTCGCGCATCTGTGCGGCCCGTTGTCACTTATGGGTTCTTTATCCTCTTGGTGCTGATTGACATCGGCATTTTTTTTTATGGTGTGGCTGCTGGCGCATCGTTCGTTGATGTTTCTGCGCAGCTTTGGGATGAGAACACCCAGGCGCTATTTGCCTCCGTAATAGCATTCCATTTTGGTGGGCGGGCCTTCGGCAAATGAAGACTTCAGAAGCCGGAGTCAACCTAATCAAACACTTTGAGGGTGTCAGGCTCAAGCCATATAGGTGCCCTGCTTTGCTCTGGACTGTTGGCGTTGGTCACGTTCTGTACCCGAGACAGCACCACTTAACCCTTGAGGAGCGTATGCATTTCCAACTTGCTCCAGCTCACAACCGACTATTCACACAAGAGGAAGTAAATGATCTACTCAGAAATGATCTTCGTCGGTTTGAGCGAGGTGTTGAAAGATTATGCGGAAGAAGCACAACGCAATGTCAATTTGATGCTCTGGTTAGCTTCGCTTTCAACCTGGGGCTCGGTACCCTTCAGCGGTCAACGCTTAGAAGGAAACATCTCAGAGGGGAATACGCCGGAGCAGCCAGCGAGTTTTTAAAGTTTGTCCGAGCAGGTGGGAGAATCCTGCCCGGATTACAACGGCGTCGTATTGCTGAACGGCTTTTATACGTAAAGCATCACAATCCCGGTGATGCTGGCGATGATTATTAGGATCATCATCAAGCTTGCTGCCATCGATGCGATCCCTTCAAGCTCAGTCGGCTCATGCCACTCCCAATCTGGCACGCAATCACACTGACGACCCTGGTTGCAGTTTCCGTTACACATCATCATCTCCTTTCAGTCGTTGAACAATAAGAGTTGAGTAACCTGCGATGTCGTGCCAGCTATCAATATAGTCGGCGTCTCCGTTGATGATCCTGGCTATTTTGTGACAGATCATCTCCAGCGCCTCTTGCTGGTCCAAGGCGAGAATCTTGCCTCGATGCTTGAGGTGTGTCCGAATTACAAGCTTGAGATCCTGTGAGACCTCTGCATGTCCCGAAAACTTGCCGTACTTCTGGCCACGCTCTTGCAGTGTTCTTTCCACGTTTTGACTGTGCATTTTTGAGTCTCCGCAAGCAGCCATCGCTTGCCTAGTTGCCGAACAGCACGAACCCACTGACGCTGGTTGTGCCGGTTTACATCCCGTGAAACCGAACTGCTGTTCCACAGCTTTCTTACCAATTTCAGGGCTTTTGTATTCATGATTTGGCGGGGGCGCAGGGCTCACCCTGTCTTACCTCTATCATGGCCCCCATATTTTTATTCAATCATAGAGTCAATGATGTCGTTGCGACACGTCATCACCAAGCGGCCAAGATCCTCAAGGGTCATTAGACCCTTCTCGACCTTGTTGCACGCTTCTACAAAAGTCAGCGTATCGTTTTCCATTTCATCGGCAACATCATCCAGCCGAAACTCGGCGATGAACTGAAATTCCTCTTCGTACTCGCGTTCGTCTTGTTCCATTTGGTCAAGGTATTTGTTGGTTTGGCTGGTGATGTAGCACATTTCGGAAGCTCCGGGTTGTGTGTTGCAATGGGTTCAATTGTGAGTGCGCTCACATTCCGTGTCAAGGTGTTCTAGGATAAACTCTCCAATTTGTTGTTTCGCGTCGTCACACCCCTTGGCAACGAGGCAGTGATATTGGTTGGCTTCTAGATAGTTGATCCAGTCCTTCTGATCCTGGCTCAACACTCCGCCTTTCTCCCTCTTCATCTCCACCCAAAGCCCCCAGGCTGGGATGAAAAGATCAGGAACACCCCTGCACACCCCCTCAGACTTCAGACGTGTTGCCGTGGTGATCGTCCTGGCCCCTCCGTTTGGGATTGCAAAAATGCGGGTGCCTGGGAAACTTTTCCGGAACCAACTGACAAACTCGCGTTGCTCCTCGTGTTCTGTTCTTATTCTTTCCATTGTTCCATCACCTTTTTGATTTGATCTAACTGCATTTGTACTTCAACCAGTTGATAAAGAGTGTCTCTGTACCCCTCCCACGCCTTCTCTGCCCGTTGCCTCTCCGCCTCTAGCAGGCGTTGCAATCGTTCAAATTTGAGTTGCTCAGTTTTGTTCAAAATGGGATCTCCTCAAACCAAGATGGGCACTGATCTATTGAGCCGGCGAAATCTTTCGGCACCTTCTCATCGAACATCGTGCAGTAGTCGTGATCGGCGAAATGGTCGCATGTGTAGCAACATTTTGGCGGGTACAAACCTTTCTTTGCTTCCTTGATCTTCTCTCGGTACACCTGGACAACGTGTGGCTCACTCATTGGTCCTCCATTCTCGGTTTATGACACGAACAAACTTACCCTCTTTGCGGTACTCCACCAAGCTCGGCGGCTTGGATTGCGTCATGATCTTGGCGCATTCGTCTAGGTCCTCGTGAGACCCGATAGGCGCACCGGCTTTTTTAGCCATGCCCATAAACGTCCTGATCGCTTTTTCTCCCGCATAACCATCATGCGTGACTGTCAGATATTCGGTAACCGGACGGTCGCTTAAAGCTCCGTAATACGTGACTGCAAACATTTCCTTGCCTGAAGTCTTGCTTGTGTGCTTACGCCAGATCCAAGACCGTACGAGCATCTCTGTGCCCTCAATGCCCATGATATCGTCAACGTGCAGCGTTAGGGGCTTTTTTTCTGGTTCAGGGAACGGTGCGCCACAAGCTGGGCATTTTCTGGCGGAGATCGGGCACAGCTCGTTGCAAGCCTCGCACAGCTTCACCGGAGCCTCGCCATTGCCTGAGCCTGCCTTTTTGGGCGGCTGCACTGCCGTGATCGGGCCATGTGTGGCCACCACCCCAGCAAAGTCCAACACTAGGCAATGGTCGGTGTGGCTCTTGGGGCGCATTCCTCTGCCTGCCATCTGAACGTATAGGCTTGGGCTCATGGTCGGGCGCAGCATTGCAACTAGATCAATATCAGGATAATCAAACCCCGTAGTTAGCACATTCGCGTTAGTCAATGCCCTGATTTTCCCGGATTTGTAGAGCGTCAAAATGCGTTCACGCTCCGCTTTCGGAGTATCCCCTGTCACGCACTCCGCAACGATCCCGCAATCTTGCAGAACATCCCGCACGTTCTCAGCATGTCGGACACCGGCACAGAAAAACAACCACGCTTTACGGTCTCCAGCTCGAGCAATGACTTCTTGCACAATCGCTCGGTTTTGTGCCTCGTTGTCCACGGCGGCTTGCAGCTCGGCTTCAATGTACTCACCGCCACGCTTGCGAACCCCAGATACGTCCAGGCGCTCAGCTGTTACCTTGGATCGCAATGGAGCGAGAAACTTGCGTTTGACCAGCTCATCAATTGATACCGGTTCAATCAGATCGGAAAAGATCGCAGGCGCGTCAGTGATGAGCCCGTGTCCAAGCCTCCAGGGGGTTGCGGTTAGACCCACCACACGAAGATTGGAATTGATGTCTTTCAGGTCGGACAGCAATCCACGATAACCGCCTTCGTCTTTGTGGCCGACAAGGTGGCACTCATCAATGATCACCAGATCCACGTGGCCAATTAGGTGCGCCTTGTCTCGCACCGACTGAATTCCTGCAAACGTAATTGGCTCCCCGAGTTGCCTCCGTCCAATGCTTGCGCTATAAATACCCATTGGCGCCCCTGGCCAATGGAGTCTCATTTTCTCCGCGTTTTGCTCGATCAGCTCTTTTTGATGGCACAACATCAGAACATTGGTGTCTGGCCATCCATGCAATGCTTCCCTAACCAATTCAGCAATTACGACACTTTTGCCTGCTCCTGTTGGTAAAACGACACATGGATTTCCGTCATTGTTTGACATCCACTTATAGATATCATCTATGCATTTTCGCTGATAGTCTCTAAGTTTCATTGTGCGTTCTAATGTAATTTGCTGCTTTCAAAAAAAGCAATTCATTTTCGTTAAGCAATCCAATTGCTTGATTGCATTTTTGGCAAAGTATATTTCTTACTTTTCCAGTTAAATGGCAATGGTCAATGTGATAATTTGTTTTAATGTCTATTTCACAAATAGCACATTGAAAATTTTGTGCATGTAACATTTGCGTTACATCTAGTTCAGACAAGCCATATTCTTTTTTGATCCTTGCCCATCGAGCTTTTTCTGATCTTTTTTTACGCGAATCTTGATCACAACCAATGCAATTATTTGTTGTGACATATCTGCGATAATGTCCGTGTGGACAAGCTGAATCTGACAAGTATTCCAAATCTCCAGCGTCTATTGCGGCAAGTGCAGCCGCATGATTTACGGCAGATCGTTTACTTGATCTTCCTCTTGAATTTATTAAAACTTTGCCACGAGCATTAGCAATGCATTCAACACAGTTGCCAGAAGCTGCATAGCGCGGCGATAAATGCTGCTTTGTGCATCTTTTGCCAGTAAAGTACAAAGTTTGTCCAAGTTGTCTAGCTCGAACACCAGTCGCTGCCAACTTGGAAAATTCAGGATGAAACTCGTTTTTTTTTACCATGATGCTCACACGTTAATCAAGGTTTGATCATAATAAAATGGAACCATTGATAAAGATGGTCAATCGCTCTTTGCTGGTAGTCACGGAGCATCACCCGCCCCCGGAAACATCATTTCCAAAGCATCCGCCACAGCCTGTTGAATAGCAGGCCAATTGTCTCTATCAATCCAGGCTCTGAGCTCAATGCTGGCGGCAGACTCATCCACCATTTGCATCGTAAAAACGGCACCATCCTCATCAAATCCATCAATTTTTGGAGGAATCAATTTAATTTTCATGCTGTTGCCCCTTGTTGTCCTGCCATTCGCTGGAGCAGTTTTTCTTGCTTTTTCTTGGCGTAGTAGCGTCTTGATGCTTCTGCATCGCTCACAGTTTTTCTTTTGGCATCTTTCCCGGCTCCAAATTTGTAGATCTTGACTTGTTGCCTTCCAAGCTTGCATTCCTCCCACGACCCGATGTGAATGACTTTTGCGAGATACATCTCTTTGCAGTAGTTCAAAACCGTGTGGTAAGCCAACCCTGTTTCTGACGAAAGCTCTTTGCAGGAATAAATACCTTCCATCAAAAGTTTCATCAACTTTGCATTGACAACAGCGTTCATTTTGAAAACACGCCGGCCCGTTGGGGTTTGAATGTATCTTGTGCTCATAATCAAAATTTGATATTGAAGCCGATATAGTTCGGTGCAACGACAATGCTTGAACCACATCCAGCTGCAGCGGTAACAGCGAAATCTTTAAACGATGGCGTGTGCCTGTCACGGTGCTGACTGTCGTAAAGCTCTTTTGCCAGTCCCACAACGGCAGCGACGGCGCAGCCATAGCGCCAATCATTCGTGGCCTTGGCGAACACTGCGCCAGTACCAGCGCCCACGATGGCGTGTTGCCACTTATCACGGCCTCCCCATGATTCAGCCTGGGCTTGTGTGGCAAACAGCAGTACAAATGCAATCATTGTTCTCATTTATCCGGCTCCTTGTCGTTCAAGACCTGCTGATAATTCATCCCTGCATCAAAACCTTCTAGAAACGCCCTTGCCCTAATCAAGCGAGCAAACTTTCTAAGCTTCTCAAAGTCCTCATCCAAGAAGCCGCATTCCCAGGCGAGTTGGTCTATTGGATCATCTGTCATTTGCTTCCATCCTTTTTGGTAATGGTGCCCAACCCTTCCAGAAACTGTTATAGCCGTCCCAGTTGCCGTAGGTTGCAACACCTCCGGCCCCAAGTAGCTGAACCTTGACTGCAAGTGGGCAAGTGTTCATTGGTTGCCAGAAATACTCCTGATCTACTGCTATTTTTTCGTTTGTGAGTTTTATCATTGCTCACCCACTATCCCGTGTGCTTGCTCGATGGCTCGGCATAACCAGTTCACCGACTTGCCGCCCTTGACCATCGTGCGCGATAGTTGGTCAATCTCCTCATCCGTCAGCGGCTTGCGCTGGGGTGGGTGGGTGTAGAGTTTTGTTCCTTCTGGATAATCGTTCGCTTCGTTGCGGCCACGCCATTCCAAATGATGCCCGGCGTGTGACCCGTCTTCATACTCAGCGGCAACCACAATCGCCACAGGCTCCCGTTCAGGCTGAGCCAGTGCTTCGCGCAGGGCGGTGATGGCGTCGATTTCCTTCGTTCCCAAAGGCTCACCGCCCCAAGCCCATTCCAACGCCTCCAACGCCATCTCTGCTGCTTCTCGTAGTGTTGTCATATCACTCCCTTTATTAGTTGCTCACTGCTAGTCACCCCAGGCCCAGGTTCACCATTCACCACTTCGCGCCCGTCTACTAGATAAACCGCTCTCCAACCGTTCTCATCACTGCCCTTCATTTTCCACGGCACCATGTCTGGGTGCAGGACGTGAGACGAACAACCTTGGTGCTGCCAGTCCTCGGGTATGTCATTGCCCCACTTCGCACACTCCCAAACCCCTGACGCAGTTGCCGTTGAATGTGCGCATGTACGGCAGTTCACCTGCTCTGTAAGCTTTGTTTGATGGCAAAACTTGCGAGCTGGACAAAACTTGCATTCGTACCAAGTGGGGTCACTGCTCAACGGCTCTGGCATTCG